TCTTCGCTATATCTATATTTTCTTTCAATAAGATCTAATGGTTTTTCATTAAATTTATCCTTTTCATCTGCTCTAAATGCAAATAAAGCATCACTTGTTGCCAAATTATGTACAAATCTATTATCACTACGTGCTCCCAATAACAGCTCATTTTCATTAATGATAAGATCTTTAAATGATATGTTATTCAAAATTAAATCATATCTACCAACAATTATAATATCAAATTTATTTTTATCAATTCTATTTAAGGTATTTTTAAACGACATAAATTTATATTCATATGTTTTATGTGGTGCTGTTGCATAAATATCATTTAATTCTTCTTTACTAAATTCTTGTATTTCTATTTCTAAATTTGGATCCCATGATTTTAATATATTAATTTGATCACTTAATAAATTAACTGATTCAGAATGATTTTTACACCATGAGGCTGTTGTAGAATCAACAGTACTCCATGTATGAAAAAAACATGTATATTCACAACCATCTAATGCAGCTTTCCAACTATCTAATACTTTTTCAAATGTGCGATAATGTCCTCTTAAAAGTAAAGCTATTTTCATTAATTATATATTTATTTTTTTTCCATTCTAATAACAAATAAAGGTTCTTTTGAATATGTTGCAGGCAAAACATATTCAATATCTTTACCTATTTCTTCAAATCTTAATATTCCTGAATAATCTAATGGTAACATATCATCTTGTTTAACAAAATCATTAAATATATTTTTTAATTCTGAAATAAATGAATAGGTGTCTTGATATAAATCCATTGTATTACCATTTACTAATGTATAATTTCTTAATTTTTTTGCTATATCTAAAACTATTTCTAATCTCTCTTCACGAGATCTAAATTTTATTACTTTTTTCATTTACAAATATAGTTAATATATTTCTAAATAAAAATAGTTTATTCAAGACTTGTTATATATTCAGGTTCATATAACATTCCTGATTTTAAATAATGATTTGATCTAATAATTAACCAACTTGAATGTTGACTCTCGTCTAATTCATTAACAAGATGTTCTACTACCATTTTATCAGGTGTTACTTTTTTCATTTCATTAAATAAATGTTTCATAATTTCATCTTGATTAGTTTCTACTATAGAATATAAAGTATTACCATCCGTAATGGTTTTATAACTTTCACCATCATATTTTAAACTTTCCCATAAGTATTCAGGAAGAAAACATAATGTTACACTAAAATGGTTAATTAAATATTTTCTTTTATTATTATTTGATTCTTTTTTTTTACTTATAAAAACATAAGGTAATACCTGTCGGAAACCTAAAGCTAATTCTTTTTGTGAAATATATTTAACTTCATTGTATTTACTATTCTCTTTATCAAAAACAAAAAAATGATTTGGTTTTCTTTTAGGGATTTCTACTTTAACTGTTTCCATTAAATTATAATGTAGGTTTATTTTTATATATATTTTAGGGGCTTAAAGAAAAATAAAATTAAGAAAAAATGAATTTAAAAAATATTAATCTAAATATAATTAAATTATGTCAGTAACAATTGAAGAATATGAAAAATGGATAATTAATAAAAATATTAATCCAAAAACTGGTAAAAAAATAACAAATTCTGGTAAAATTTATAAACAATATGAAAAATTAGATATTAAAAAATTATATGTAGAAAATTGTATAAATGATATTGATCCAATAAGTCTGAATTATCTATGGAAATTAGAAAACAATAAAAAGATAATTATACATAATAACTTAGATAATATTATATTTTATAAAGATATCAAAGGCAAAATAAGGTTTTTAGAAAAAGAAAGCCTTAGTTATATGAAAGGATATAATATTACAAAGGATCCAATAACACAAGAAGAACTTCCAAAAGATCTTTTTGATAACATTGAAGGTGAAAAAATTATAAATGAAGAAGAAAAAACGCTAGAACAATTAGCTTTTGATATATTTCAATTATTTACTAAAATTTCTATTTTTATTGATCATAGTTTATTTTTAAATTTAAATAAATCAGAATTATTAAAACTTCATTATGAAACTTCTGATTTTTATAAAAATAATTTTTCTAAAGAACAACAAGAAGAAATATCAATACATGTTTTTAAAAAAGATAATGATGAATTAAATTTACTAGGAACAGATAAGATAAAAAAATATTTATTAAATCAATATAAAATATTATTAGAACAAACAAATGAAAATTATAAATTTATGATAAATTATATTTTAGTTGGTGGTTTAAGTTTAGTAATTAGATCAGTAAAAAAAGATTATCCACAATATGCTTTTGATTTTTAGAAAAAATCATCAATATCATTATAATCATCATATGTATTTACAGATAATTCAGTTATTGGTTTTAATTTTAGAAAATCCATGGCTTCTTTTATGTTATTTATCATATAATATTTTTGTTTAGTTTCTTCTTCAGATCTTATTTTTGTTTTAGTCATTTCAATAGCTTCTTCTACACTTGTATTACCAATGATTAAAAGCATTTCTACATCTGCTCTAAATAGTTCAGTTTGTGTTATTTTTTCCCAAGCTTCTAAAACTTTTTTAATATATTCATTATCAGCTTTTTCTTTTGTTTCTCTTGCTTTCCTTTCCTCTGATTTTGCTTTTTTTAAATTCATATATTTACTTTTATATTTTAAATATTTTTCTTTATAAGTATTGTTCATTATATAATAATTATATAAAAAAATAGAGTTTACAAATTGTCTAAAAGTAATTTTTTAACTAGTTTTACATTTTGAAAATAATTGGAGGTATTTCCATTGTATCATCTTCACACATTAATGTTAATTCTATTTGATTAGTTAAATCTATATATTCATCAAGCTCTTTTAATATTTCACTAATATTTTTATTTAAATTTTCATCACTATCAGTAAAATTTGAATACACCAATGAAGAACAATATGCAATCATTGTAATTTCAGATTTAAAGATTTCTTCATATTTCTTTTTAAATTCTGATAATAAACAATCACCATTATGATTAAACTTAAACCATGAATTAAATTCGTTTCCACAAATAGTTACATTTGGTGCTTTAATTGGTTCTGCAGGAATAATTAAATTATCCGCCAAATTAACAAATGTTGATTTATATTTTTCAAGCGGGACTTGTTCCAAATATTTTAACATTTCAATAATAATTAAACCTGCAACAACGCTAGTTGTTGTTGAAATTGCTGGAATGATTTTTCCTGCAATACCTTTTGTTGTATAAAAGTCAACAGGAATAATTTCATAATTTAATGCTCTTAAATTAGAAGCTGATGTAACCCATTTAATATGATAATTTGTATCATTATCTTTTTCAAAAACTTGTGCATTTATATTTTGAGCCAAATAGTTTTTGTTCAATTCATTAAACGTTGTTTCTTCTTTTTCTTTACTTAGTTCATTATCATTAACTGCAATTGTTTTATTGCTTTCAGGAACAAATTCTTTGTATTTATAATTATCTATTTGTTCTAATAATTCATCAATACCAAAACTACTATTTAATGATAATGTGTTACATAATAATTTAACTGTACTTTCAATATAATCAATATGTAGTTGATTAGTTATATCAAACATTAAAGGTGTTGGACATCTTTTACCACTTGACCAAAATAATGATCCTTCAGATGTTAAACTATCTTTTGGAAAATTATATAATAATTGTTTTATATTATAATTATAATTTTCATAAAACATATCCAATGCCCAAATAACACATTTAGTCCAATCAGATACATTATATTTTGTTGAAAACATATAAATATCACTGTTCATTTGTAAACCTTCTGTTGTTTGAGGAAAATTAATATCTTTATTTTCTAACCAGTTTTTAAGATTAGAAGGTCCTCTATTAAAAAATTCAAATTGATCCATTGCCCAATGAATTGTATGTGTAATTTCATTCGGAAAGTTTTTGATTGTACAAATAGGAAATGATTTTTCTTGTACCGGATCATTTGAATTTGAATAAGTTTCAGTAATAAAAGGAATAACCGGTTGTGTATTACCTTTTGTTCCTAAAGTTCCTGATTCAAATAATGCTTTGTTATAGTTAAAACACTGTTCATCCATAAATTTTCTTGCATTAATATTATCTAATGCATTTAAAACTCCAGATATTTTTCTGTCTTTTAAAATATTATCAGTAAAAAATCTATTATCAAAACCAACTTTCTCACTATAATACTGTATTTCTACTGAAGGTTTCATTTGTTTTATTTTATTACTTGCAACTTCTGATTTTAATTTACCAATATCACTTGATCTAAATAAGAATTGTCTTGATAAATTAGATTTTTCAATTGTATCAGGATCGGTAATTTTAATTTTTTTTACATTTAAATAAGCTAAATTTTTTAATAATTCACAACCAATTGCACCACTTCCAACAACAAGCCATTCCGAATCAGTAATTTTTTCTTTATAAGATCCATTAATACCATCTTCTTCCCAGTCAAAAAATTGAGAAATCGGTGTATATTTATTAGTTATTAATTTAATAGTTTCAGAAGCAACAATTGATCCCATTATTGATACAACTGCAATATTTTCATTATTTTCATAATTAAATTTAGTAAAAATATTATTATCAAAAGTATCAATTGCCTTATGATTAATTGTAATAGGAATTGGTATATATTTTATCGTTCCATTTAAAAAAGTAAAATTATTACCTATAAAATCAACTAACTTAAATTTAAACTTATTAATAACCTCAATTTTAAATTGCTTATTTATCATAAATTCAATATTAGTTCCTTGAATATTATATAATTCAACTGTATCACCAAATTGAAATTCATGTCCATTTGTAGTTACAATACCATTATTATCTATATTTAATATTTGAATTGGTTCATAATTTTCACTAGATATTTCATTGATATTATGAAAAGAACCAGTATCAACAAAAATATGACCAATAAATTTATGACTATTTAAACATATAAATTTAATATTATTTTCTCTTGCAAAAGCATTATATTTTAAGATTGTTTTATAATCTTTATTAATTACTATAATAACATCAACATCTTTTAATTCGCTTTCTTTTTTAACTATAACTGTTTTTACATAAGGGTTTAATTCATTAATTTTTTTGGATAATACTTGTGAATATGGTTTACCAATATCATCATTCGAATAAAAATAACCTGTATTTAAGTCATTAATATTAACATTATTTTCATCGCATAAAAATAATGTTTTAATACCACAAAGTGCTAAATTTTTAGAGACTTCTGTTCCATAACCTCCATTTAAACCTA